AACAGATTTGTTGGGGGGTGTCAAGAAGTGACGTAAAAAATTCCAAAAATATAAATCGCCAACATTCCACCATTCACTAAAGCAATGGAGAGTCTACGTTCTAAAGTAGACCAGAGAAGCCATAAGAACGACCCTACATTAAGAACATAAATGTTCCAAGGATCATATCTTAAAGAGGTTAAAAACGCTCCTGCGAGTGTAGTTAGTGTAGCAATCCATTCAAGAAAAATTAACATAAATTATAGAATTATCCCAGCGTTTGCTGGGATATTTTTCCTTTCTTTGATAATCATTCTTTTTATCCTTAAAGGTTTTTGGAGTATTGAACTTCACTGAATGTTTGTGTGTTAAGTTCGTCCTGATATGTTTGTTCGTTGACATAGATAAACGCTCCAATTGAAATGGCAATAAGTATATATTTCATTTGTATTTTCTACCTTGATTGAAGTCTGATGAATCTTTTAGATGTTTCTTCATTCATATTATTATCCTATTACTCTGATTCTGTGACCAAAATAGAAGGAATAATTTTTCCATCTAATTTGTAATCGTAGAAACTATCAAACCAATATTCTTTATCGGAATTCATAGCACTATCAAATATCCTAACAGGCTCTTTTAACATCTTTTTGGGCATTTCCGTCAAAATGTCTAATAAATCTTCATAAGTCATTTCTTGTTTGACTTCAGAGTAATCATAAAAATATCTTTCTTTTTTATTCTTTACTTCTTTTTTGGCAATTTTAATTGCTTCTTTCTCCGAATGAGCGATGACAGTATAAATAACGCTTTTACTTATGTCATCATCGGCAATAAATTCTACCTGCCACTTATTTTGTATTTTAGTGCTCATACTTGCTTCATTAAGTTCTTTAAGTTGTATCGTTTATTAAAACTTCTGTACACTCTATAAGGAATTTCAGCCATCAAACCTTTGACTTTTGGCATTGTATTTCTCCGTTGAACTTGAATGAAGAAGTTCCATTTTACACTAGATCAAATGTGTTGTCAATAATTTAGTCTAATTTAGTGTAAAATATATGTTGACCAATTTTAGCGTCTTTAGTCATTCTATTAGCCCATTTTGGTTTTCTAATATATTCTGCATAATAGAACTGTGTGTTATACAGTTTATTAACTCTAACACCGTTAGAAAATAACATTGCCGAATGTTTTGCTCTGTCCCATTGTTTTTTGTTTTTTGGTTGGGCGTTACGAATCTTTTGATTGTTTGTCCAGCTAAACTGTTTTGGGGCGAATACTACATCACAAAACGTATGTCCCCATTTTCCACTAATTAGTCTATTATGTGTAACATTAGCTACTGCAATCTGTCCAATTAAAGGTTCTCTAAGAGCCTCCCAATAGATATTACGAGCTAAACAATCAAATTGTTTTGCATTCAATTTAATTTTTTGTTTACTATTAAACAATGTAACAAAATCCCATTCTCCGGATTGCGATTGGAGAATTTTAGTAGATTCTTTGACATCTAAATCACGAGATTTATCAAACGATCTCGTTTGAATTTCGTTGACAACCTTATCTAAGGTTACTTCAACCCTACCTACTCTATCTTCAATGCGAGTAAATCTCATAGAATCAATATAATCGGAAATTAAATATCCGAATAAAACTATCAGTAAACTTACAAAAAATACTTCTCTATCAGTATATTCCCGGAGTGACAATCTAGGGAATTTAATATCATTAGTATCAATAGTAATTTTCATAACAATTTATTTATTAGTAGTTTCGATAAAATCCCAATTTTGAATTGGGCGATTTTTTGGAGCAGCCCACCCAAAATAGTGTTTCTGATGACCAGATGCCATCATCTTTGATTTACGTTTTACAGTTCTCTCAACAGTTATAATACCTCCGCTCTTCAAAAACTCTTCAATTGCAAAAGAAACTTCATTTCTCAAATCAAGTTTTGTAGTGTTCATAATTTATTTACTTTTTATGTTTAACCGAGGAATCCAGTATACAGGAATTAAAACGGAATGTAAAGAAATATATTTACCTCAACTGTAGTTATAAAGTTACAAAAAGAACAAAACTAATCAAAAGTCCAACAAACACAAAATAAACAATTTCATTAGCATACTTGTGCATTATTCCTCTCCCTCACTTGTTTCATATAATTTTCTACCTTTTCAATCGAACCCCAAGCATTTGAGGGAATTTCCCAATAGATGTGTAAACAAATATCTTTTAGTACCGCAAGATTAAACGTATCGGCTTTAGTAACAGCACCAATTAAATCGTTGGTGAGAACGGCCATAATAAAACCTCCCGGTTCATAACCATATTTAACATAATTATCAATGGTTTCAATCGTAGTTTCTGGGATAGTATTCATATCAATTATTTCAAAATATCAACTTCGCAACTAAAAACTCCCGCAACATTGTGTATTGGGTCATTTATCATAGCATAGCTTTCGTCTCTTGTAAAGACTTGGCTATTAGGATTCGCTATTTTTTTTAAAGGTGTGGCAACAAAAGAACAATTATACAATGGTGATCGCTCCCAGTTAGAGCAACCGGAGTAAATAAACAAAAGAACTGAGAGCGATATGAATTTTAGGGACAAATGTTTACAGAACGAGCATTTCCAGCTTGATCGAAAACTGTTTGAATAGAGCATCGACCAGAACCTTGATAACCAGCACCATATCCACCACCACCATTTACATATATGGGTGCTTGTTGCTGAACAACAACAGGATCAGGACGGGACATAGCATTGACAAGACCACCAATCAAAGTAACTCCAGCTTGTGCTGCCCCCATTCCAAGAGGACTGGAATACCAGTTTGTAGAACCATATTGCTGATTTATAGTATACTGTTGATTGTATGGACCGTATGGTTGTGCTTGCGTAACACAAGCAGTAGTGAACAAAGCAACAGTAATGATAGATTTAAGTTTCATGATTTTTCTCCAAAAAATTTAACCAACGTATGCAGTATACTCCGCTCAAAACCAAATGTCAATGCTTTCTGAAATATTTACGAAGACGTTCACACTCATCATTGCATACTTCACGTTCCTCAACAATGATTCGTTCTCGTTGTGGAGCTTGCTCTTGATTGTTAATAATAATCGGTGGCGATTGTTGAATGACAGTATTATAATTAAAAGACGGAGCTTGAATCCCCCATCCATATCCCATAGCACCCATCATTCCATAAGGATAACCGTATCCATAACCGGGACCGTAGGGACCGTATGGACCCCAAGCAAATGCAGAGGATGACATTAGTAGGATGATTGTACAGAGTAAAGTCTTCATGATATTATTTATTAAATATATTTACTTTGTTGCATAAAGAAACAAAATCATAACAAAAACAAAAAAGATTACTTTTGCTACTGACGGGTCTTCCTTTTCAATTCGATTGCTCATATCATATTCTTCATAATAATCAACAGGTTGTTCATAGTTTGTTTGTGGTGACTCTGGACGATTCATAAATTCATGAAGTTTATCAACTTGATGTTTTGTAGTAGTCCATGAAGGGAAAGGACCGGGGCTTATTGCCCCGGCAGTAGTCCATTCTGGAAAATTGTTGATAAACCATTGGTTATCGGAAGTTTGTTGAATGATATATCCTCGATAGACTTTGGTCAACATTTTATTTACTCGACAAATAGTTATAAATCAAATAAAAAATTACATCAAACAGAGTACAGGTGTTCGCCCCTTTCGAGGTTGACTTCCCAGATTTCCTTTTGGAATTCATAATCGGAATCGATACAGTAGTTAATAATTTCCTTACAAGCATCAACGAAAGTCATACCAGTTTCGGAGGGAACAATAGTTGAATGAGTTTCATCAAGAATTACAGAATACATATTTTTATTTTCCATTAAATTAAAAGAACAAGATTATTATAGACCAATAAATTTCAAAAGTCAAGCGGATTATATTGTACTTCTGTCAAATCAAGACCCAAAGAAGCAAAATCGTAGTCATCATCATAAGTCACGTCCATATCATAAGGATCAGTGTTAAATAGATCAAAGTTAAATTCTTCCGAATAAGAACCAAACTCATAATCATCAGGATTCATGATTTTTCTCCAATAAAGTTAATTGTATATAAACACATAAGTTATCAAACAAAGTCTATCGCGGTATCCCCATGCCCATAGACTCTAATACTATAGAGGAGTATTAGTATGTTATTGAAACTGGATAATTATTCCTCACTTTCTACAAAATAGATCGATATTCAACTCAAAAGGATCTTCTGGAATTGATATATTATCATAAGTAAATTCATCTGTATAAACGATCTTCCTAGCATTTTCTTTTAACCAGTTTATCAAAAATGAATTATATTCTTCATTGGATTTTTTATAAAAATGTTCTGCTACTCGTTCAAGTCTACCTTTTTCTGCTTCGATGTTTTCGCTGTTTGTTGGTTCTCCCCATTGTTTAAGGGAAGCGTATGCGATTAGAGTGAGGACGTTTTCTTTTCTTTCAAGAATGGTTTTTTTCATGATTAGTGATTTTTCAATTGTTCAAAAATTGCCTTATACATTTCAATTTTTTCTTCAGATGTGATCGTGTTTTTCTCCATTCTACAAAAAATAATTTCAAAAATCTCCCTAACACTTTTCTCGTCAGCATTGGGGACAAAATAATTTGTTGATTTTATTTTAATAAACATTACAATAGTTCAACCAAAATTGGCGCGGCTGGCAGGACTCGAACCTGCGACCATTCGCTTAGAAGGCGAATGCTCTATCCACTGAGCTACAGCCGCATTTTTATATTATAAGACACAATTATTCATGTGTCAATCTTATTTTCTGAAATCGTAGAATCTTCTGAAATTTTATTTTTCAATTTCTGACTTTTAAGAATTTCTAATTCAGAATTAGTTCTATTTAAAATTTCTTCCAACCCATGTTCTTTTATTAAAGCATCATAAGTTTCGAAATCTGATCCTACGATATTCATATAATTACCTGCAAATTAAAATATTTATTGTTTAAAATGCTGGTTCATCATATTCATTATAAACAGCTTGTGGATCAATGAAGTTACCATCCGAATCCAAACTAAGAGCATTAGAATCAATCTTAGTATAAAGATCAACAAATGCGTCTTTAGTATGAGATTCGAACCTAGAAACACATAGATTTATTGCTTTTAGTTTATCGCCAAAGATATTATATGCTTCACAAATATGAACCAAGCGACGGGTAGAAATGATTTCATCAATACCGCCATTTTCGTATGTTTTACGAATAACTCTTGCCCATTTAACAAGTTTCTCAATAAAATCTGGATCGTCCGAATGATGTTTAAGAATTTTTGTTTCAACCTTTTCAGAAGGGAATTCCTGTTCAAGAGTGATAGGGAATCTTTCTAGGAATGCCGAATCAAGAATCTGAGATAGATATTTACCAGATTCATCGCCATATCCTTTAGAGTTAGCAGTAGTAATAATATTAAATCCTTCTTTGGCTTTAATAAACTCTCCGGTTTTTGGATTATAGAATCCTCGACCTTCAAGAATACCATTCAAAATAAGAATGTTATTAGCATTGGAACGATCAATTTCATCCAATAGAAGAACATATCCGTTTCGGAGACAAGTGATAACCGGACCTTCTGAATAAGTAATGTTACCATCAACAAGAGTAGGACCACCAATCAAATCCGTTTGATCTGTCTCAATCGAGAAGTTTACACGAATACATTCACGCTTCAATTCGGCGCAAACTTGTTCTACGAGAAAAGTTTTACCAATTCCAGATGGACCCGCAATAAAAATAGGATAGAATCTTTTTGATTTAATAATATTTTTAAGATCATTATAAAATCCATACTTTTCAAAGTTCTTATCACGTTCTGGAACAAGATATTCGGAATGAACAGGGGTAATAGTTGGTTTTTTCATTGGTATAACATTTTCTACAACAGAAAGGGGAGTTTCGAGCGACGGAACTTTGAAGAACCCGCGAGAAACACGATATTCATCAGAGGTCAACCAATGAGGATAAGGAATCTTTTCATTGGTGCTATCAAGAACAGAATCGATTTCCGTGCGGGAAATGGTGTGTTCGACTCCGAATGCTGACTCTACAAGGGCGATGAACTTCTTCTGAGGAACAGTAAACATGGTATAAATCTCACATAAGTTACAAAGGAGGTTGCATTGTAAAGGACTTGAAAGAGGATGTCAAGTCTTTTTTAAGACTTTTTCAAAAAATTGAAGCTATAAACACAAAAAACCCCATCGTTGCTAAACACATAATAAAACACACAATAAACATTTCAAATAAATTAGCAGCAATTTCTCCCTTAATCAATTTATCAAAAAATTCAATAACAGGAGGAACGACAAATATTAATATTCCAATATTTAATATTATAGTAAGTAATACTACAATAATTATTGAAAATATTGTTATCATTCTGGCTTCGGAAGAAGTTTTTTAACTCTGGAGTTTCTTCTATTAATCTTCAATAGCTTTTGTTTATACTCTTCATCAGATAAATCTTTTGATTTTTTCATGAGATTTATAGTATCATCAAGATTTCTTGAAGAGGCTTTTTGCACATAAGAAGAAGCCCATTTTTTCTTATAGTCTTCTGAAAGTATTGTTTTTAGTCTTTGTAGGTTCATTTCTGTTTCTATTAAATATTAATATTTATTAAATAATAAAATTACATCAACCGAGAACATACTTAATGTCTCATAAAAAAAATAAAAAGTCAAGTGATTTTTTTGCTTGACACTGGTCGCGTTTTGAGTTAAACTGCCTCCGTTCTTTCACTTTTTAGAGAAATAAAATGTCTGTATCACAATCAAAATCTTCTCTTGCTAGACTTCTTGCCGAAGAAAACCTAATAGTTGAACAACGCAACGTTTCTACCGCTTACTTTGATGGAGAATCGAGACTCCTTGTTCTTCCTACTCTTAAAGAAGACCTTTCTATCGATGTGACTGATCTAATGCTTTCGCATGAAGTTGGTCATGCTTTATTTACTCCATCTAGAGAATGGATTGAAGTCGTTAAAGAATATAAAGTTAGCAACGGGATCTTAAACGTACTTGAAGACAATCGTATTGAGCGTTTGATTAAATCTAAGTATCCCGGACTTCGTGTCAATTATTCTCGCGGATATAAGGAACTTATGTCTATGGATTTCTTTGGACTCTCTGAAATTGAAATTGAAGAACTTAATTTAATTGATAAAATCAATCTCCAATCTAAAATTGGATTTATTCAAGGGGTAGAGTTCTCTAAAGAAGAACAAGTCTTTATGGACAAGACTGAAAAGACTAAAACTTTTGATGATGTTGTTGCTCTTGGTAGAGAATTGCAAGACTACCTCAAAGAAAAGTTTGAAGAGGAACAGGAAAAAAATGAATTACAAAAAAATGAAGTAGAACAGGATTTCGGAGAATCTGGAGACTCTATTGAAAGTATAGATGATATGCTTGTCAGTATGGGCATAGCTTCTGTTTCTGAATCAAAATCCGATTCTGATGATGATAATGATGATAATGATGATAATGATGAAGATGGTGAAATGGGAGTCCTTCCTACCATAGATGATTATCTTCGTTCGCATACTGATGAAGTATCTCAAATTAGAATTAAAGCATTGTATTCTGACTCACACAAGAATTCAATTTATGTTGATGTACCTGATATTAAATTGTCCGAATATATTATCGATTATAAGAAAATTTATAAAGCTATTGATGACGATGTGCGTACAAAAGCTATTTCAAAAACAAAGTATAATCTATTCAAAAAAGATAATTATGATGTTATCAATTATTTGGTGAAAGAGTTCTTATTGAAGAAGAATGCTGAAGGCAGAAAGAAAGCCAAAATATCTAAGACAGGTGATATTAATCTATCTAAGGCTTATGCTTATAAAATAACAGATGATATATTCAAGAGAAGTACCATTGTTCCTAAAAGTCAATCTCATGGATTAGTATTCTTTTTAGATTGGTCGGGTTCCATGACAGATTATTTAGAAGATACTGTTAAACAAATGCTATGTATGTTAATGTTTTGTGAAAAACTTAATATTCCTTATGAAGTATATGCTTTTTCTTCTAATGTTGGAAACAGATTTGGTTTTAAAGAAACTCCAATACATGATAAAACGGCAATGTTACAACCTTTGAAACTAATGAATCTGTTTTCATCTAGAATGACTACCAATGAATTCATTAAAGCCACAAATGTTATGATGAGTATTAATAAATATGGTTTCGTCGGTGATGAACATAATGACTATACTCCTTGTTGGTTTCAACTTGGCAATACTCCTTTGAATCATACTATTTTGATTTCTGATAAAGTTCTTGATGAATTTAAGGAAAGAACCAGAATTAATATTGTTAATGCTGTATATTTGACCGATGGGGAATCTCATGGAGTTAGATATTCAAAAATAATTGATAATCATACATATTATGGATGGTTTCAAGATTCTGGTCATAAAACTTATCTTCGCTCAAAAAAGAATAAGGTAAGTAGATATTTGGATTTCAAATTGAATGGTGACGAGGAAGAGACTAATCATTGTGTTTCTTTTATCAAAGAGTGCTGTAATTACAGATTTTTTGGATTCCGTCTGATAAACTCTCGGCAACTTCGTTCAAGAGTTTTTAAATACTCCGATAATGCTGTTGATGCTATGAAGAAATTCAATAAAGAAAATTGCCTGTCAAAAGATAAAACTGCTTTTGATGAGTTTTATTTCCTTCGTACTAATGTTATTAAGGAAAGTGATGAGTATCTTCCCATTTTAGGAGAAAAGGAAACGGTTGCTAATATTACCAAGAAATTTGAAAAGGCAGTATCTACTAAAGTTAATAACAGAGTATTCCTTCGCAAATTCATTGACTTTATTTCTTGATGGTGATATAATAAATGATTAATGGGATTATCATTGAAAAAATTATTTTTGTAGCGTATTTAATTATTTTGGTAGGTCTAAAATGTTTTGTTTAGATATAGAAACTCTTTCACAAAAGAGTGATGCAGTAGTATTATCATTGGCAATTCTTCACTTTAATGAAACTGATAAGTCTTCATATGAAGAATTCTTGAGTAGGACTCTCTTTGTTAAGTTCATAATAAAAGAACAGATTGAGAATTATAATAGGAGTTATGCCAAGGACACTATTGAATGGTGGAAGAAGCAGTGTGATGTTGTGAGGAAGGTTTCCCTAAATCCTTCCTCGGACGATATAGAACTTGCTAGTGGCATCATGCTAGTCAGAGACTATATAAGGAAGCATTCCGATGAAAACGATATTGTATGGACCCGTGGTAGCCTAGATCAATTTTGTATCGATTCTGTATGTGAGGACTCTTTAAAGGTTCCTGTTCTATTCCATTATAATAGATATATGGATATGAAAACGGCAATTAGTCTTCTCAAGGATACTGCCAAGAATGGTTATTGCGATTTGCCGGATTTGGATAAGAATAAAGTTTTTAAACATGATCCGAGACATGATGTTGTGTATGATGTTATGATGTTACTAAATGGTGTATAATGAAAAAAATACTTATAATCCGTAGGAGGAAACTTAATGTATAAATCAGTAATAGGTTGGGGTCTTATTGTATTGGGTTTTATTAATGTTGGTAATTTCTTTGCTCATCATAATACTGCCACTGTAAGTGATAATAGTGCTCATGCTTTGGAAGGATTTATAATGTTATTCTTTGGAGTTATGATTCTAAGGTCTACATCTTTTCTTAATAATTGGAACAATTTTAAGGATTGAAGGCTTTACATCACCGAATTTTTGTGATATAATGTCTATGAGTTTAAAACGAGAGGAAATTATGTGTAAGTTTATTGTTGTTAGGGGAAGGAATACTACTCCGGGAACAGCTTCAACTTCTTATGAAATATTTGATAAGGTAACATTTGATCCTAAAAAAGATATTGAGAATCAAATGCGAAAGTATGCCTATCGTAAGTTTTATGAGAATGGTAAAAAAGCGAAAAATCTTAGAGCAGATGTCTTTTGTAGAAGAAGACATATTATTCTAGGAAACGGAGAAATCTTTGCTGAAAGAATTAAAATATTCGATGATTCCTTGACAAATTTATATTTTGGTTTTATTCCATCCGAATGTTTTGATTGGTGATTATTATGAATAAATTTATTATTTGTTTGTTTTGTATTGGTATTATTGGATGTACCGATGGTAGATATAAACAGTTTGCTGCCATTGGTAATCCTGCTAAAGTAACTTGTTATTCTGGTGGTAAAGTAATTTACGAAGGAACTTCAACAGGAAAAGTTGGTACAGAAGAACAATCTGATGGTTGGTATTTTGAAGACGCAGATACTCATAAGTTAGTCAGAGTATCTGGAGATTGTGTGATTGTAAATTAATATGTGGTACATAATCTTTTTTCTTTGTATATTTGCAGCCATTACTTCTGGCGATCTTAGGAAAGAAATGGGTGTTGTTGTTTGGTCACAGTGGATCATTTTTGGTGGTATGTTTCTTTATATGATTTTTTCTTGGATACTATAATGAGAGATTTTAAGAAAGATTTTATTTTATTTATTGGATTTATTTCTCTGTTATTTGTCGATTTTCTAACATTTAGAGTTTTATTTCCATTCCTGTTTTCCTCTGAAAGTGATGTATATGTTTGGGGGGGAATGTTCTTGTGTTTTGTTGTAGTATTGATTAATGCTGTATTTGTATATTTTGTGAATAGATATTGGAGATAATTGATGATTAAGTATATTGTGGGTGTATTTTTTTCTTTGTTTGTCTTGTTTTCGTTGCGATCCTGCACTACTGTTCCTGCTGGTCAAGTAGGTGTTGTAGTTCATATGCTTGGCGGATCAAAAGGTGTAGATGCTGAAGAAGTTGGTGTTGGTCGATATTGGTTGAGTTGGAATGATGAACTATTTTTGTTCCCAACATATACGCAAAATGATACTTGGTCGGGAGAAAAGGAATCTATTACATTTCAAACTAAAGAAGGATTGAATGTAAATGCTGATATTGGTATTAGTTATCATATCGATCCATCTAAGGTAACTACAGTATTCCAGAAGTATCGAAAGGGCATTGATGAAATTAGTGAAGTTTATTTGAGGAATATGGTTCGTGATGCTCTTGTAAAGGCAGCATCTACACAAGATGTAGAAACTGTATATGGTCAGGGTAAGACAGAACTTCTAGCCAATGTCGAAGAAAATGTAAGGAAAGAAGTTGAACCAATTGGTATTATTATTGAACATATCTATTGGGTTGGTACTCTAAAATTACCAGACACAGTTGTTGAAAACATTAATGCCAAGATCAATGCTACACAAAGGGCAATGACTAGGGAAAATGAAATTCAACAGACCAAAGCAGAAGCACAGAAGCAAATTGAAGCGGCAAAGGGCGAAGCGGAATCAAAACTCGCTGTAGCAAGGGCAGAAGCCGAATCTGTAAAGATTAGGGGCGAAGCAGAAGCCTCGGCTATTAAGGCAAAATCTGATGCTCTGAATGCTTCTCCACAGTTGGTTCAATATGAAATTGCCAAGAATTGGGATGGTAAATTGCCAGTAACTACGATGGGTTCTAGTTCAATTCCGATGCTGAATATTCCCGGAAAATAATTAAATACTTGGGGAAAAGGACTTCCCCCTCCAATAATAATTAAGGAGGAAATATGTATATTGATGATTTTAGAGAAATTATTGTCGAATTAACAGAGAGTATGAAGTTTCGTGACGAATACTTAGGTAATCTAAGGGAAATAGATTACAATTTATCAGATATTTTCTATGATAACAAATATTATAATTCTCTGGCGTGTGATAATGATTTTTTAATTAATAAATTATTCGGACCAGAATTAATAGATCATGTTAATTGGTTTCTATATGAATGGAAAGAAGGTTACATGATAGAAGATAAAGGTATTCAATATTATATTAATAATATAGATGATTTCGTAGAAGCTACTGAACAAATTTATTGTCTTCCAATGCGACAAAGGGGTGTTTAATATAAATATTTAGATTTAGAGGATATGGGGAAATGGAAGAGTTTACAAAAAACTTATTATTGACTGTTCTTTTAGTATTCTTTGGAATAGAGTAATGAAAATAGAACAAATAGCAATTGATCTCGACGGCGTTTTGGCAGACTTCTCCAAAAGATTTAAAGAATTATATAAAGATGAACCAGAAACAGATTATATTTCTAATAACAAAAAGAATGAATTATATAAGAAAAAATTTCACGAATTCATAGAGAATAAAAATTTCTCTAATCTTGACCCTATGGAAGATTTACAAGTGGGTTTAGAATATTTACGAACACTAGATGTTCATATATGGCTTTTGACTTCAACCGCTAGAGAAGAATATTTAAACGAAGTATCAAGCCAAAAAAGAATCTGGTTGAAGAATAATAACATCGAATGGAATCCTGTATTCGTTCCGGGAAAGAAACTTAAATGTTATTATGCAAAACCCGGACGAATTTTAATTGATGACACATTATCTAATATAGAACAATGGGAAGAAAATTGCGGAATTGGTATTCA